ATGAAAAGGGACGGGCGGGATGGACTGGATAGGCCCTATCATCATCTCATATGATATTATCTCATATGGTACTATCTCATATATGTAATCTCATATGATACGATCTCATATGATACTATTAAGGTATCTGTTAATCTCAGATGAGACTATCTCATATGATATTGTCTATGGGGCGGGAAAAAAAACTGCGGCGTTGCGGCAGAAGTATAGAAAAGGGACTATAGATAAAATTATCAAAAATAACAGGGGGGTAAAATATAAAATAAAAAAGTAAGGTATCCATAGTGTGACATAAATACAACAAGGCGGTACTAATTAGTTCCTTATTAGTATTATTTTATTATTTTATTAGTATCTCTATTGTATATCTCTATAGTATAGTGTATAATAGTACTATGGAGTATTTAGATAGTAACTATATAGAGCAGTACATTAAACTTGAAGCTTTACTAAAGCAGAGTGTTGATGATCAATGTAATGATGACTTCTTGTCTTTTGTAAGATTAGTAGCACCTTCGATTGTGTCTGACTTCAGGATGGGTCGTCACATTGAAGTACTATCAGACAGACTACAAAAAGTACAGGATGGTCAGATAAAAAGACTGATGGTCTTTCTTCCACCACGTTCCAGTAAGTCTGTTGTGTGTTCCAAGTTGTTTCCTGCATGGTATCTTGGTAAAAACCCTGAACATGAGATTCTTAGTATCTCTCACAGTGATCAACTAGCAAGTGACTTTGGTAGATCAGTACGTGACATAGTAAACACTGAGGAATACCAAAAGGTATTCAAGGGTGTCTCTCTAAGAAGTGATGTCAGGGCTGCTGGTAAGTGGAAGACAAACCATAATGGTACTTACTATGCTGCCGGTGTCAGATCACAGATTGCTGGTCGTGGCGCACATGTAGCTATACTTGATGATGCTATGTCTGAAGAAGATGCGATCTCCAGTGCAGGTAGAAGGTTCATTAAAGAGTGGTATCCTGCGGGACTCAGAACACGTATCATGCCAGACGGTGCCATTGTCATAATCAATACAAGGTATCACTATGATGATCTCTGTGGCTGGCTACTGAAGCAGCAGGAGAATATGTCTGACTATGAAACTATACCGTGGGAGGTAATAAGAATACCTGCATGGGTTGATGAAGAATCTTCTGAATTACTTAATCTTCCTGTGGGTAGCAGTTACTTTCCTGAGTGGAAGTCTGACAGGATACTCAGGATGGATGAGAGCGAGATCAAGGCAAGTAACGGAAGCCGGTACTGGAACGCTCTTTACATGCAAGACCCCACACCTGAAGAAGGCGGTATAATAAAAAAACGCTGGATCAAGGATTGGGAATATGATGAACCACCTAGCTGTGATTTTATTGTACAGACATTTGATACAGCCTTCTCCACATCCAATACTGCTGACTATAGTGTCATACAGACATGGGGTATCTTCTATATGTCTCATCAGGATAACGAAGGTTACGAAGACTTTGCTCCACACCTGATACTTCTGGGTAACATCAAGGGACGCTTTGAGTATCCAGAGCTTCGACGGCTGGCGCAGAAACTATACAATGAACATAGACCTGATGTCTGCATGGTTGAAAAGAAGGCATCCGGTCAATCGCTTATACAGGATATGCGTAGGGGTGGCCTACCAGTAATGGAATATCTGCCTGACAGAGATAAGGTATCCAGAGTTTATGCAGCAACTCCTATCATGGAAGCAGGTCGTCTATGGATACCCAAGGGTAAGAAGTGGGCAGATGACCTCATAGAAGAACTTATACGGTTTCCTAATGCAGCGCATGATGACCAAGTGGATGCCCTAACAATGGCAGTACACTACATGAAGGACTCATGGCATCTTACACATCCTGATGATCCAGAGTATGATGATGAGCCTACTTATAAACCAGCTACTTACTGGAATGTATGATTTGGGAAAACTAAGAAAGTGTGCTATAATAATAAGATGATTGATTTAGAAAAAAAAGTAAACGAGTTAGATAAAAAGTTAGATGCTCTTATTTCTGCATTATATAAAAAGACAACCCCAGAGATAAAACTATTTCCATCTGCTTATATTAAAGATGATCTTGGTTATGAGTTTAACGATGATCTAACTGGTTTTATGCGATGGTATTTTGAAAAGTGTCCTAATAAGTTTCAAGTTCCTTTTGATAATCCGCTTTTGTTTATTGAAGGACACACCGCTTGTACTCTCTTTAGGCATGGTGCATATCAGGTTGAGCTAGTTTATATGAAGCCTGACACTGTAACTTATGATCATAATCATCCTGATGTAGATAGTTATGTTGTTTATCTATATGGAACAAACTTTAGATATCAGGGTAAAGAAGTTCTAAGTAAGAAAGAAGGACACTATCTAGAAAAGAATGGTAAGGCTTCTGCTTACATGCATAAGATAAGACTTAAACCTAATGTAGTACATGGTGCAGAGTCTGGTCCTAATGGAGCATGTTTCTTTTCTATACAGAAATGGTTAAGTGGTAAAGCTGGCGAGTCTATCGCAAATAGTTGGAATGGTGAAGAGTTAGGAGAGCAACACGCAAAAGGTATTAAGTAATGACTGAACTAGAAAAAATAATATATACTTTAGGTTTATCTGATATACATAAAAACTGGACAACTACAGATATTATAAATAGAATATTACCACCAGTAAAACTTAAACAATATATTTTTATTTCAAATGAAAAGGTTCCGTTGTTCTATGCTTCATGGGCATTTATGGATCAAGAAGCATCAAATGCTAGAGAGTTCTCAACAAGAGACATTGCAGTACAAGATTGGCATAGTGGACATGTACCATGGATTATGGATATTGTGTGTCCTATGGGCGGTACTACAGAGGGAATTAAAGAACTAAAGAAAGTTCCTAAACATCTAGGTGTTAAAGGAAAAATAAAATTCTTTAGAACTAAAAAGGGGAAGAAGGTATTACATCATGTTAACTGGACATAAAAAATCTAGATATAATATTTATGATAACTTAGAGTTTCTGAGCCTTAACTCCTATGAGTTAAAACATTTTTGTTTTGGTGAGGGCGGAGGCGGCGACGACGGCGGCGGTGGCGACAGTGCTGATGATGCAGACTCTATGGATTCAGGAACAGGACCGGGAAATGATGGATTAGGTGGTGGTCCTGCTGGTGGTTTTGGTGATGCCTCTCCCGGATACGGTGGTCCCGGAGTAGAAGGTAGTACTGGCATAGATGTTGATGCTACTTTTGATGGTCTTAGTGATTTTGATCCCGGCTTTGGTATGGGTGTTGACCTTGGTAGTGCCTTTGGTGGTTTTAGCGGTTATTTTGGTGTAGACGAAGGACAGCCTTCAAATATGGCAAGTTTTGTAGATCAAGCCACCCGTGAAGGTTTTTCTATTGCTGGTGTTCCCGGTATAAATGCTGCTGAAGCAAGAGATGCTATAAATGCTGCAATGCAAGAAGGTAGGATAGGATATAATACAGCAGTTGATCTAGGATTTCCTAGTCTTATAGATCAAGCTGAAAAAGATTTTGATCTTGCTACTGCTATTGGTATTGAAAATAAATATGGTCTTGAACGAGGACAAGTAAATCCCGGCTTTGGTTCTTTTTCTTATCAGGGTCCAAACGCAATATCAGCCGCTATGAGTGAAATAGGTAGTGCAGCTAGAGGTTTAGCAACATCTTACTATGATATGTTTAGTGAGATGCCTAGTCTTACAGGCACAGTTGCTGGTATGATGGGATTAGCAGTGCCGGGAAGCGTAATTGGATTAGGGGCTAGAGAAGCTTTTGGATTAAGCCGAGAAAGTGAAATTGGTAAAAATATTAGTGATGCACTAGAAGCAGTAGGATTATCTTCAATTCCTACTAGTATAGATGAAGCAGCTTTAGGTTTAGCACAGGCCGCAGCCGAAGAAGCAACGGGCCTTGATTTAAGTGCAGAAGCCATTGCTGAAGGTCTTTTTGATTCTGTATTTGGTACAGAAGAAGAAGAAGAAAATGCATTTACAGGTTTTGAAACAACTGATGTAGGATTATCATCTAATCTAGGATCACCATCTGCTAGTGTTGCTGATATTGGTTCTCAGGCTGAAAGTCCAGAAGAAAGTATAGACCCCGGTGGTGACGAATTTATTCCACGGCCTACACCTATTCCTTCTCCTCCTCAAATAGCTTCACTACCTGCACAAAATATTTTCAGAGAACCTGTAACCAGAACAGCAGCGGCAGATACCTTTAGTATTCTTTCAAGAATATATGGACCTGAAGTAGCAAGACAACTCGCACCTAATAGGACAGTATAATGGCAACAGAACGAAATCCCTTTGATCGTATACCCGAACAAGAAACAAATGTTGTTCCCTTGACGGCTGAATTAGAAGAAATGAATGCTACCTTTGAGGTTGATGATGATGGTAGTGTTACTGTTGATTTTTCTGATAATGTAGAAATGGAAGCTGCTGAAGATATTGCTGAATGGTATGGTAATATGACAGAAGATATGGATGAGGATGATCTTGCTGATATTGCAGTGACTGTAATTGAAAACTTTGAGGCTGATAAAGATTCCCGTGCTGAGTGGGAGTCCATGTTTGAGCGTGGATTTGATCTTCTAGGTCTAAAGCTTGAACAGGGTACAGAACCCTTTGATGGTGCATGTACTGCTGTACATCCTCTTCTTATTGAGTCTGCTGTTAAGTTTCAATCAAAAGCTTCTGGTGAATTGTTTCCTGCTAATGGTCCTATAAAAACTAGGATACTTGGTAAGTCTACTCCAGAAAAAGAATTGCAAGCTAACAGAGTTCAGAACTTTATGAACTATCAGGTAACAGAACAGATGCCTGAATACTTTGATGAGTTTGAAAGAATGTTGTTCCACCTACCCTTGATTGGTTCCGCATTTAAAAAGCTTTACTATGATGCTACAGTTAAGCGTCCCAAGTCAGAATTTATTCCTATTGATCAGTTCTATGTTTCATACTATGCAACTGATCTTTCAAATGCAGATCGTTATACACATGTTATCTATCGTAGTCCTGTTGAAATACAAAGAGATATCAGGGCTGGTGTATATGAAGATGTAGAACTTAGTTCTCCCTCATCAGATGTAGGAACATCTTTTAGTGAAAAGATGGATACCATTATTGGTTTGTCTCCTACATCAGGTCACGATCCACAGTATGTTCTTCTGGAGCAACACTGTTATCTTAATATTGAAGATGAAGACGAAGCCTGTCCGTATATTGTAACTGTTGAACAACAGTCTAGACAGGTACTGAGTATTCGTAGAAACTATAAACAAGATGATCCAAACAAAGAAAAAGTAAATCACTTTGTTCATTATAGGTTTGTACCGGGTTTCGGTTTCTATGGTCTTGGTCTTATACACTTCCTTGGTAATTTGACTATGAGTGCTACTGCGGCAATGCGTTCGCTAATAGATGCAGGGCAGTTTGCAAATCTACCGGGAGGGTTTAAGGCTAAAGGAGTGAGGATGGTTGGCGACAACTCTCCTATCGCTCCCGGCGAGTTCAAGGAGGTTGAGGCAACTGGTATAGATTTGTCAAAGGCTATTATTCCCCTTCCCTACAAAGAGCCTTCCTCTACTCTATTCCAGATGTTAAACTTCGTAGCTACTGCTGGTCAGAAGTTTGCGGACAGCACGGAGCAGGTTATCTCCGATGCTGCCTCCTATGGACCCGTTGGAACTACTATGGCTTTGCTTGAGGCAAGTAGTAAGTTCTTTACAGCAATTCATAAAAGAGTACACAAATCTCAGAAGGATGAGTTTCGTATTCTTGCTCGTATTGACTATGAATATCTTCCACAGGAATATCCTTATGATGTGCCATATGAAGATCGTAGTATTTTTAGACAGGACTTTGATGGACGTATAGATATTATTCCAGTATCTGATCCTAACATTCCCAGTAACGCACATCGTATGATGATGGCAAATATGGCGCTACAGATGGCACAGCAGTCACCGCCGGGAATGTTTAATCTGGAAGCCTTGAATAGAACCATTCTTAATGCAGCTAATATGCCTAATGCAGACGAGATACTCCCACCAAAGATCGAACCTAAACCAATGGACCCTGTGTCTGATATCATGGCTGCTACAAAGGGTATACCTATTGGAGCGTTTCCCGGTCAGAACCATGATGCACATATACAGGTAAAGATGGCTTATCTACAAGACCCTGTTAATGGTGCTAATCCAATCATGCAACGTGTGGCTCCAATTATTCAGGCTAACATTCAAGAACATTCTGTAATGAAGTATCAGGAACAGATGAGTGGTATTTCAGAACAAATGCTACAACAGGTTCCTGATCAAATGAATAATCCTGCCGCTGCTGAAATGGCTATGGCTGAAGCATCTAAACAAATTCTTAATGCTAATCAGGCAATGGGCATGGCCGAGTCTCCTGAACAACAGCTTGTGTCTTTGGAACAGGCCAAGGTTGAGCTTGAAAAACAGAAGCTTCAGGCAGATACAGCAACCAATGCAGCAGAGCTTGAGCTAAAGAATAAGAAGCTTGAGCTTGAAGAAAATGAACAGATCATTGACATGATGAAAGCAACTGCTACTGATAACCTTAAACGTGATAATGCAGATGCTAATCGTTCTAGCAAAGAAAAACTAAAACAAATGGAACTTATGACCAAAGCAATCATTGAAGACTTTAAACTAAATAAAGAAGATGAACGACAGGTACTAAGTAATATAAAAGAAATGCTTGATAAAGAAATGCAAACAAAGGCAGACATGGATACACAGGCTCTAAATGCTCTTGTACAAATGGCTGTTCAACAACAACAGGAGATGATTAATGATGAAGAAAGGTAAAGGATATCCTGAACACGTAAAGGATACCGCAAAAAGTTTTGGCGATCCCTATGCTGAAGGTATTACGGGTGGACGCACCACACGTAGTTCGCTTAATGAGTGGCCCAAAGAAACATGGGAAACACCACAGCCAATCAAACCTAGCCGTAAGAGTACTATGTACATCTAGGTATGGAAATTTGGGATGAAGTAATAAAAGAGTACAATAACGAAATTAACAATCTAAGACTAACACTGGGTAATGGTTCTGCTGAAGATTACTCACACTATCGACAGATTGTTGGTTCTATCTCTAGCCTAGAGTGGGCAAGAGATAATTTAACAGACCTTGTAAAAAAACGAATATATATGGAGGACGAAAACTAGAGATGCAACAAGTAGGTTTAGGCGGCGCACTAAAAAACGATATGTGGATTACTGAGGATGACGCCCCCGATCCCAGCCCACTACCCACCCTACCGGGATTTCATGTCTTGGTAAGACCAGTTACAGTTAAAAGCGTAACCAAGGGTGGTATTCTTTTACCAGATTCTACTAAAGAAGATATGTCTTATCTCACCACTGTCGCACAGGTTTTAGCGTTAGGAAATTTGGCATATATGGATAAAGAAAAATTCCCAGCAGGAGCATGGTGTAACGTAGGTGATTATGTGTGCTACGGTAAACATGCAGGAACTAAGCTATTTTATAAGGGTGTCAGGCTTATTCTTCTCTTTGATGATCAGATTATTATGAAAGTAGAAGATGCTAAAGACCTTGATCCAACCTTTAATTTAGGAAAAGGTTCTAACTAATTTGGGAAAATCACTATAGTGTGATATAATATAATGAACGTAAATCGTTTGTTTCGTAAACAACGGAGAATATAATGAGTAATGATAATGATGGTTGGGAAACCGTTACAGTTTCAGAAGGCAATGAAGAAGGAACACAGGTTGCTTTTGAAGTTGAAGAAGATGAACAAGAAGAAGTACAGATAGAAAAAGAACTACAGGCAGAACCTGTTCAAGAAAGACAGGAAGAAGTTGTCGAAGAGATTGTTCAAGAAGTTAAAGAAGAGCAGCCTAAAGAACTTGAAGGTATAGAAACTAAGGGTGCTGAAAAAAGAATAAGACA